GCGCGTTGTGGCCTCGCATCTTCGACGCTAACCGCGACAAGATCAAGAATCCCAATTTGATCTATCCCGGCCAGGTTCTCACCATTCCCTGAGGAGGCGCCCATGATCGAAGTTCGACTCGGGCCGGACGGCTGGATTGCCCAGCTCCTGCCAGGCGTCGCCCTTGCGCCCAGGGCATGGGCCGAAGGGCGGCGGTGGTTACAGATGTCCTGGGCCAACGGAGACCTTCAAGCCGAGCTGCTCGCCGATGACCAGGTCGCCGACTGGCAGGTGATCTACCGCGATGAGTCGATCCGCACCGACCCGCGTCGTCCACAAAGGAAAGTCGATATGGCCTCACTGAGCCAAGATCTCGATCCGGACGAAGGGAGTCCTCGGTGAACGGCACCAAGCCGAGCGTGTGCCGCATGGTGCACTACGTCTCCTACGGCACTCCCGGCGGGGAGTATCACTCGACGTGTCGCGCCGCCGTGATCACCGAAGTGGGTCAGTGGATCACCGTTCGGACCGTCGAGGAAATCCCCGGCGAACAGCGCACCGAGGCGTGCGCGCTCATGGTATGCAATCCCACCGGCGTGTTCTTCAATGGCGCGGCCGGCGTGGTGTGCGCGCACGACGAGCTACCGCCGCCCGGCAAGATCGTTTTTGGCGAGCGTGCCACCTACCTACCGGGCACCTGGCACTGGCCGGAACGGCTGTGATCATCCTGTCGGCCGCGCAGGTCGCCGCGCTGGTGGTGCGCGCCGGGTTCCCGGACACGCCGGTGGGCGGAGTGTCCACCCGGGCCATCGCGGTGGCGATCTGCCGGCGGGAATCGGGGTATCGGGTCGACGCGCTGGATCCGAACAGCGCTAGCGGACTGTTCAAAATCCGCTGGGACGGTAACCAGCACTACGACCAGCGCCGCCTGCTCAGCGACCCTGAGTACAACACCAACGCCGCCTACGAGATCTACCAGGCCCGTGGCCTGCAGGCGTGGATCTCCTATGCCACCAGCGACTATGTCACCTACCTGGGGGAGGCCCGGCTAGCGCTGGCCCAGGCCGCGACCGCGCTCGGCGCGCCGGAGCTGCCCTCGGTGAGCACAATCACCGGCGCGTCCAACATCGGCTTTGGCCCGCTCGGTACTCCGACGGCCCCCGTCGCCACCCTGGTGCCGGCGGCGCCGGTGCCCGACGTACTGGACCCCATCAAAATCATCGGATCGGAGATGTGGGGCGACTACACCACGATGATGATCGGCACCCCCGAGTTCGAGGCTGGCCTGGAAACCATTCCCAACTTGCGCTTCACCATCGTCGACCCCGAGGGGGAGCTGCTCAGCAAGCACCGCAATGTGTTCGTGCGGGGTTCTCGGGTGCAGTACCTGGATTTGGATCTTCGTATCGATCAGGTGGCCTTCGAGCCCGGCAGTCACGGCAGTGGTCAACTCATCATCACCGCCATGCATGACATCGCCTATCGACTGATGATCCTCAAGGGGGCGGCCACGGCCAGCGGTGTTTCCGCCACGCAGTGGCTGGCCCGCGAGCTGGCCACACTGGGGTTCGACCCGGCGCTCTACATGATCGGCGAGGCGCTGGTCGACCAGGCCCAGGTCTCCCGAGACGTCGACGACCAGCAGGGCAGCGCCGGCAGCGGCCAAGCGCCCAGCGGCTGGACCACGATGACCCGATTGGCCCGCGAACTGGGCAAGCGGTTCTTTCTCTCCGGCGGCAAGGCGGTCTTCGGCTCCAGCGCGTTCGCGATGCGCTGGTGTGCCTACGGCTCGCTGCGACTATCTTGGTACGCACCCCCGAGCCTCGGCGAACAGTGGCTGTCCATGCCGTCCGCGCGAACGACCAGCGTCGGTGACCGGGCCAACGTTGCCGAGGTTGTCGGCAAGATTCCGCTCAATCGAGCCAAGTTCTTTCGCCCCGGTGTGTCGGTGATCGTGCGCAACACCCCGACCGTGGCCGGCGACGAATGGCGGGAATTCATCTGTTCCCACGTCGCCTACAGCATCGGCACCGACATCGACGGCGCCGAGATCACCCTGCTGGAACCGGTCGACCCGCCGCCGCAACCTCCACAGGCCGCGCCCAACACCACGAACACCTCGGCGGGCACCACCGTGTCCGGCGGTGGCGCTGACGGGCAGGTGGACCGGTTCGTAGCCATTGCGTTACAACAGGCCGGGGACCGCTACGTCTTCGGTGCCGAGGCCGCGGCGAGCAACCCGAATCCGGCCGCCTTCGACTGTTGTATCGTCGGCCACATGCTGGTCTACACCGCGAATCGTGGCCCCGTTCCAGTCGACGAGATCGAAATTGGAGACATGGTTTACGGATGTGACCTTGACGCCGGCAACGGGATCGTCGCCCGTCCCGTGGTGGCGTGGGCACGACAGCGAGCCCGGCCGATCTACCGAGTAAGGACTCGCAACCGGGAAATCGACGTCACCGGCAATCATCCATTCCTGCGCGCAGTGAAGCAGCCTCGCCATCGCGACGAGCTGGGCCAGTGGCAGCAAGTTCACTGGACATTCGAATGGACAAATGCCCAGAATCTTACCCGTGGTGATCTTGCCGTGACGCTGGATGGCGCTGTTCCGGATCCAGTGAGCGGTCTCCGCTCCACGCTGCCTGATGGCGCCGAAGTCACCGACGATATAGCGTGGCTTTTCGGTGCGATCACCGGTAATGGATGGATCACCCATTCCGGAGTAGTGCTTTCGGTATTCAAGCCGGATGTCGTTTCCGCCGCTCGAAAGACATTCGAGCACACCTGGGGTAGGGCAGCTTGCTGGTACCCCGACGCTCCCGAGCGCGGTGTGATATTCAACAGCGTCACGGTGGCCGCGATGCTGAGGGGGCTCGGCTGTGTCGGAAAGTCTCCCGTCAAGCGAGTACCGCCCATTGTCTCAACGTGGCGGCATGGATTGATCGCCGCCTATTTGCGCGGTTTTGCCGACACGGACGGGCACTACGACAAGCGCGGACATGTTCAGTACGGCTCATCTTCGCGACGGCTGCTCACGGAGGTCCGCGCGCTGCACATCATGATCGGCGACGCCGTTTCGAATATCACATCGGTGATCCAGAAAGACGTCATGATCAGAGGTAAAGCAGTGTCCGGAGGACGGCGATTCTACTCGTTCGCCTACTATCCGAACTCACCGCGACGAGATGTGACGCTGCTCAATAGCTACGGCCTTCGTCGATTCCTCCCCGAACCATGGTCGGTGCGACGCGTCCAATCTATTACCGAGATCGGCGAAGACGAGACGTTCGATATCCAGGTGGAGGGGACGCGCAACTTCATTGCGGAAGGACTCTGCGTTTCAAACTCCGAGCTGGTGGAGTGGGCCGCGTCGCGCGCCGGCATCTCACCGAAAGTGCCGGATGGCAGCGCCGCGCAGCTCGCGCACTGTCGCTCGCACAACACACTGATCAGCGTGTCGGCCGGCGTGAGCACCAAGGGCGCACTGCTGTTCCATCCGGGCCATGTGGCGATCTCGCTGGGCAACGGCAAGACGATCGAGGCCGCCAACCCGAGGAGCGGCGTTCTGCAAGGCAACGCCAACGGCCGGGGCTGGAGCGCGGCTGGCAAGATCCCCGGGGCCCAGGGGTATCGGTAACGAGAGGAAGGTGGACCCCGTGTGAGCGGTCCGCGCGGAAAGGTTCGGGTCGACGACTTCGGCGACCTGATCCGGATCAAGGAAACACGATGGCTGATCAAAGGCCGTCGCTTCAACGTGGTGCTGCACCTCGGAAGAGTCAGCGACACCACACCGACCGACCGAATCCCCGGTCCGGGCGGACCTCCCTTTGAACCAGGAAGAGTGAGCATCTCAATGGATCTTTTGGCTGACACGAAGGTCGCCATCAACGCACCCACGTTCACCGACGAGATGGAAAACCCGGTGCCAGCGCCGGAGGGCTACACGGCCACCTACAGCGTGGACAACCCCGACATCATCAGCCTGACTGACAACGGTGACGGCACCGGTAGTGCCGCCGCCACCGGCGAACTGGGCTCGGCGATCCTCCACATCGACGTTCCGCCCGTCGGCGGCCTGGCCGCGATGTCCGGCGACGTGCTGCTCACCGTGGTGCCCGGCCTGGCCGAACGGGTCGCCATCAATCTCGGCGAGGTCACTGAGGTCACCCCGGACTGATCCCCGACGCGGAACCGTCAGGTGTCGATCCGGTAACACTCGGCGGTTCCGCGTGGGGTTCTCGTCACTCTGGCACCTATGAAGGAGAGGCATCGGCACAGATGACGCGGCCGGCCTACGGAGTTTCCCACCGGGGTCGCGTCCTACGCGCCGGAATACAGCCCGACACCTACGACGTCGAAGTGACCTCGCTTGCCCAGAGTCGAACCTATGGGCCGATCGAATCCACGGTGGCAGAACTGGTGGCCGGCGACCGGGTACTGCTCACTCAGATCGGGCTGTCGCTGTCGGACCTGGTCATCGTCGGCAGGCTGCCACCCGCCGCGCTCGCGACCCTGCCCATTGGCATCGACGACGTGACCGGGCTGCAAACCGCCCTCGACGGCAAGGCTGACGACTCCGAGATCACCGCGCTGGACGGACGCCTCGACACCGCCGAAGCCACGCTGACCAGCTTGGACGGTCGGCTCGATACCGCTGAAACCGACATCGACGCACTGCAAGCCGCTGACGTTAGCCTGGATAGTCGGCTCGACACCGCCGAGGCGACACTCATCACGCTGGACGGCCGGCTCGACACCGCCGAAGTCGATATCGATGCGCTCCAGGCCGCCGATGTCAGCCTCGACGGCAGACTTGACACCGCCGAAGCCACGCTCACCACGCTAGCCGCCTGGAAGACAACGGTCGACGCGCTCCTGCCCAAGATCGGCGTGTCGCGGCGCCGACTCACCGACCAAACGATCAACAACACCGCGACGATGCAAAGCGACACCGTGCTGACCTGGCCAGTCCTGGCCAGCACCGCCTACACCGGCGATGTGTACTTCACCTACAGCTCCGACGCCACCGCCGACTTCAAGGTCGGCTGGTCGTGCCCGGCCGGCGCCTCGATGCGCTGGACCGTGACCGGCATCGACACCGCCGGGGCATTCCTGTCCACCGGATGGACGCTCAACACCACCGCCGTACAGGCGCTCGGCGGGGCCGCGGTCATCCCACCCATGTGTCAGATCCACTTCGTGTTCACCGCCGGCTCCGCGGGGAACCTCGTCCTGCAATGGGCCCAGAACACGGCGACCGCCACCGACACCGTGATGCGCAACGGCTCCTACGGAGTGGTCCGCGAACAGTAGCCTCGGCCTGTCCCGCGTGCCGCTGCGAGGATTGGCCGCGCGCCGGTGAGACGATGCGGGACATGCGGCTACTGAGCTTTCCGTTCCGGCTCAACCTCACCGGCGCGGTGGCCTCCGTGGACCAGGGATCCGACACCTGGGTAGAGGAGTGCATCGCCATGGCGATGCTGACCCGGCCCGGCGAGCGCATCCAGGTGCCCGCCTTCGGCGTCAACGATCCCGCCTTCACAGGCTTTCAGGTCAGCTCGCTACAGCGCCATTTGATCGACTTTGGGCCGCCGATCACCATCACCGAAGTCAAGGTCGAGCCCGCCCAGGAAGGCCAAGAACAGGTCACGGTGTCCTGGCGACGCGCCGACACCGAACAGCGGGCGGCGATGTCGCTGTGAGCGGCCCCGGCGTAACCCCACCGGTCGACCTGACCGGCTATATCGACCTACGTCTCTATGACGTATCCGACCAACAGATCGTCAACACCGCCATCGCAACGACCCAGTTAAATCTGCCCGGCTGGGTTCCCAACGAGGCCAACACCGAAGTCATCATCATGGAGGCGCTCGCCCTGGAGATCGCCGAACTCATCGTCGCGGCCAACCGGGTCACCGGCGCGGTGGCGGTGGCCATCCTCGGCTTGATCGGCATCACCCGCGACCTGGGCGCGCCACCGGTAGCCACCGCCACCGTCACCTTCGGCGACCTGCTGGGCCACACCGTGCCAGCCGGCACCCGCATCCACCTCCAGCTCGCCGACGGCAGCACGGTGACCTTCCTGGTGGAGCCGCCGGGACTGACCGTCGCGCCCGGCGATGGCAGCGGGGTGGTCAGTCTGATCAGCGACACCTTCACCTCAGCCGCCAACGGCACCCCCACCGGGACCACGCTGACCATGGCCGACCGGCTGACCTTCGTGGACTCCGTGGTACTGGCCACCGACGTAGCCGACGGACGCAGCCCCGAAACGGACAACGAGTGGCGCGACCGCGGTGTCGACCGGCTGTCCCGCCTGTCCGACGCGCTGGTGCTGCCCCGACATTTCGTCGCCGCCGCGCTGGAAAACCCGCTGGTGGGCATCGCGACGGGACTCGACCTCTACGATCCCGGCCAGGCGGGGGTACCGGGCGATCATCCCGGGCACATGACGGTGGCCGTGCTGGACGAGGCCGGAGTGGCCCTGTCCGCACCGGCCAAAGCAGCCCTGGAAGCCGCCATGAAGGAAAGCGCGGTCGCCATCCTCGACGTGCACGTGATGAACGCCGCGATCGTCACGGTGGCCGTCGCGGCCACTGTGGTGCCCAACGCGGGGGCGGTGTGGGCGACGGTGGCCGCCTCGGTCACCGATGCGATCAACGCCTACATCGATCCGATCGCCTGGTCCAACCGCAGCGGTGGGGCCACCATCTACCTCAACGAAATGATCTCGCTGATCGACCAGGTCAGTGGCGTCAACCGGGTGGTCAGCGTGACCCTGGCCGCGGTCGCCGCCAACTATGCCATCGCCGGCATCGCCGCGCTGCCCAACGCCGGGGTCATCACACTGACCCAGGGGCCATAAACGTGACAACCCCACTGGCCAGCGAACCGATGCCCGATGACGGGCAGGTGCCTTACATGACCGCGTTGGTGCATCGCCTCTACCGGCGGCTTCCGGAGATCGTGCGAGTGCTGGACGCCGCGGATTCCTGCTGGGTGTTCAAGCGCTACCTGGGGGCGACGCTTGATCTCGCCGGGCAGATCGGCGATACCGTCGACGACATCGCCGGCAATGACGCCATCGGGCCCGATTCGCCGCAACCCTGGGGGCTGCCCGCCGACGAACTGGCCATCTGGCTCGCCAACCGCGTCCAGCAAACTTCCCTGCTGGGCGACCCGATCGTCGCGCCGGCCGGCTGGCTGCCCTGGCTCGGCCAACTCGTGGGCGCCCGGATCGATTCGTCGGCCAATGAGCAGGAGCAGCGTGACACGATCACCTTCGCCACCTCCGGCTACCGGGGCGGAACCCGTCAGGCGATCATCGACGCCGCCCGTTCCGCGCTGACCGGCACGCGGCAGGTGACGCTGCTGCTGCACCAGAAGCCCAGCGGTGGAGTGATCATCGACGGATCGGCGTGGGACATCACCATCGTCACCCGGCCCAGTGAAACCGCTGATCCCACCGAGGTGCTCAACGCGGTGGGCCGCAAAGGCGTCAAGCCGGCCGGCGCGGTGCTCTGGCACTACTCCTACGAGGCGAGCTGGGCCGCCGTAGCCGCCGCCTTCCCCACCTGGGCTGACCGCAACACCATCACTTGGCGCGAACAGGGAGAGGCAGGGCTGTAGTGGCCGAGACCCGCACCGCACACTTCGAGCTGCCCAGCTACAGCCTCGACGCCGATGCCGCGCTCTCCCGCACCGACTGGAACGAGGTGGCCACCAGCCTCGAACTGCGAGCCGCCTACGACGACGGGGTGGTCTCGGCCAGCCTGCCGGTCGACCACCTCAAGCCGGGCCGCTACGCGCGCCAAACCGTCACCAGCGGCTTCGCGCTCTACCGGCGTTCCGCCGCCGACTGGGAGTGGGTGGGCGGCCCAGTCATGCCGGTGCGTCGCTACTTCCGCGGCGCCCTGACCGGCGACATCGTATGGAGCACCGACATCGCCGCCGCCGCAGCCAGCGCCACTATGACGGCCGGCGGCGAGCTGGCCACCAACGGCGCGGTGCGTACCCTGCAAGGCGCCGTCGGCGCTGATCTGGGCGCCTCACTGGACCCGTTGACCACCGGTCGACTTTACGCCCGCACCCGAGCCACCAGCGAACGCGCCGTGGTGGCCTCAGCGCACGCGGGCGACGCCGGCAACCTCTACACCGCGCTGGAATCCGGCGGGCAGGCGATCTGGACGGTGGACGCCGCCGGGCGCATGCAGGCCCGTCTGGCCAACGCTTTCGGCGCCGCCGCGCCGGTCACCGGGATACCGGTGTCCACGGCCGCCATCGTCGGCGTCGCCGGTGCCGCCGCACGGTTGCACGGGTCCACCGCCGCTCCGATCAGTCCCGGGCTGGAAGTGTTCCGCAACCTCGCTGACACGGCCGCCGTCCTCACCGCGTTGCCCGATCACATCACCGTCGGCCGCGCGCCGTGGATTGGCGGCGAGATCTCGCTGATCGCGCCCACACTCAACAGTGCCGGCGCGTTCACCCACACCGGCGCGCTGAACACGACATCGCTGGCCGCCACCGGGCTGATCACCGGATGGGGAGGTGGACGGGTTCCCGTCTCGGTCGACGACCTGGCCGACGTGCTCGTTCCCGCAGCGGGCGACCTCGCCGTGCTCACCACCGACAACATGCTCTACCGCCACACCGGTTCCGCCTGGCTGGGGGTAATGCACCTCGATACCGAGGGGCACGCGAAGTACAAGAACACCGGCAATCAGATCGTTCCCACCAATACCATGTTCCGAGCCTATTTCTCCACCGCCGTCGCCACCACCACCGACGTCACCCACACCGCTGGGAGTTCCCTGATCGGCAGCTTTTTGACCCTCAATCGCGCGGGCTTGTGGTCACTCGACGCTGGCGGAAACTTCGGATCCGCAGCGGGAACCAGCCTTCGGTCAATCCAGCTCGCCGATGACGTGAATACCACCCCCTGGAAATCTACGGGCGGATACAGTACGGCCGCACCGTTTCCCCTGAACGTGTCCACCACCCGGCGGTTCGCAGCCAACCAACGAATCGCCCTCTGGGTATACCACGAGCAGGGCGGCTCCATCAACTTGACCGCCAACGGTGAGGTCACCTCAATTGCCGCCACATGGATGGGGCCGTGATGGGCGACAACGATTACCAAATTCTCACCGCAGTAGACACGCAGAGAATTCGGCGGGAACGAATCTTTCTCATTGAGTCGGATCTATGTCGCGCGAGACTTCAGCTTGAGGAAGCCCAATCCGCCGAGGAACGACAGGCTGTCCTCGGTGACATCTCCGCGCTGTGCGCTAGATTGCAGCCACACTACCAGGCGCTAGGAATGATCCAACCAGCGGAGGAAGCCAATGGCGACTAGTCAAAACGGGTGGACGGCCTCCAGTGTCCGATCTGAGATCGGGGTCACGCCGTTCACTGTGCACGGCGTCTCGTTTCCTGGCGGAGTCCGCTCCGGCGACGTGGCCACGGTGCTCAGCCACGTCGCCAACCGATTCCATGTTGCGGTGGAGTCGCTGGAGGCCGGCTCGTGCTGGGGCCACAATTATCGCGCGGTTCGCGGCCAGGTCTCCGGCTACTCCAACCATGCGTCCGGGACCGCGATCGACTTCAATGCTCCGAAGCACCCTATCGGCGTGCCCAATACCTTCACCCCCGCGCAACGTGCGGCCATTCATGCGATATTAGCTGAGTGCGGGGGGGCGGTGCGTTGGGGTGGCGACTACTCCGGCCGGGTAGATGAGATGCACTTCGAAATCAATGGCGGGCCGGCGCTGGTAGGAACCATAGCGAGACACCTGCGCACTCCGCCACAGCCCATACCGACACCGGAGGACAAAATGAAGGATTTGATATTCGTCCGAAAGCCCGGGACTCTCGCCGTATTCGTGGGCAACGGTGTGACGTGTCGATGGATTCAAAATGAACAGGATCTCATTGACATGCAGTTCGTAGTCCGCGCCCACGGTGGCGACGACACGATCCAGGCGTACAGCAATCTCTCCGTGCTCGGGTTACTGCTGGGTCCGGTACCGCCGGGGGAACCGTTGCCCAGCTCCATGATTATCGCCCCGCACTGAAAGGAAACTCAATGAAGAATCCGTTCGGTCGCGATCCGGTATTGACGCTCAATTTGATCGCCGCCGTGATTTACGGCATCGGCATGATCGCCAATCTGAGCACCGAGACTCAGGGTTGGCTTAATGCCGTCGCCGTCCTGGTTCTCAATCTCATCGCGGCTGGCCTCGTGCACGCCGAGGAATGGGTACCCATCGTCACCGGTCTATTCAAAGCCCTTCTTGCCCTGGCGCTCTCACTGGGCATCCACGTCGCGCCGGAGTGGCAGGGGGCAGTCATGATGATCGTCACCGCCGTGTTGGCCTTCATCGCCCGCACCCAGGTGGTGGCATCGGTGGACATCAACGGCGCGCGGCGCGGCACCCCACTGGCCAACGCCGCGTAATCTTGAAGGCGGCCGACCTCACCGCGGTGCAGGCCGGAAGTGAGCTTCGGGAGTTCCCGCCGGATGACGGGGCCCGGAGCTTGCGTGTCGACTTGCCGAGCCCTGGTGATCGTGGTGACCTTGGCGCATGGCTGAATCCCCTCCCCCGCTGGAGACCAAGGACCTGCCCTACACCGCGGTACCGGCCCCGGTGCCGGTCGCTGACCGCATCGGCTACGAAGACGAGCAGCAGAAAGCCGGCGCCGCGCAGCCCGACGAGGAGGCGACCGAGGCCGGCAAGCCAGCTCGCCGCAAGGTCACCGGAACCAAGGACTAGCCCGCCGGATCGCCGACAGAGGGCGCGGCCGTACCCGACGCCTCCAAGGTGTGCACAGCGTCGAGCAGGCTGAGGGTGGCCTCCCCGAGCGCGTTGGTGGTGCTGGGCGCCCAGCCCATTGTGCTAGCCAGCGCGTCGGCCTCGGTCGCCCACTGCACCGCCGCGGTCACCACCGCCGCGGCGAGCTGGGGGACGCCTGTCGTCACAGGTGCCAGGGCAACCACTCGATCGGCCGGGCCGATCGCGGTGAGGTGTGCCCTGGTGGCGCGGCTCATGCCCCGTTCCGGGGATGCAGCGGGCAACCGCAGCCGGGTTGCTCCAGGTTGGCGACAAAAGCCGGGTCGTCGAGGTGCTCCAGCAAGGCCACCACGTCGGCCGTGCTGCGAAACCAGCCAGTCAGCGCGCCGGCCTTGCGCCAGCGTTTCATCGCCTGCATCTGAGTGGCGGTAGGACGGTCGCGCCTCGTCTTGCCTTCGAGCTTGACCGATCGGCCGCGCACGCAGGCGTCCACATCCGGTTCGCCGATCTGCGTGTGGGCGTCGCCGTGGATTTTGCGGGCGTGACCGAGGGGCAGTGACCGGATGTAGTTGATCACGTCGCCGACGACGTCGGCCTCGGCTCGGTAATGCGGTTCGGCAGCCTTGCGTTCGGCTTTGCGGCGCAACGGCGCGGCATCGTAGGGGGCGTCCTCTACCGTCGGGCAAGTGAGACCTTGTTCCATTATGCGAAAACCTCCAGGTCGCCGGGGATGAGTTCGGACGGTCGGACGTGCTGGGAGGTCGCCGGGGCCAGCACTCGCAGCTCGTGAAATGATCTTGTCAGCGCCACGTAGAACTGCCTGATCGTCTCGTCGATGCCGGCTTGAGTCCGCAGAGTCTGGGCGGCGGCCGGCGATACATCAGGGCTGACGTACACGATGTCGCTCGTCGCGCCCTTAACGGAATGTATCGTTCCAACTACAATGCGCGGCTGTTCGGCCAGCGCCTCGGCGCCGTGCATCCGCGCGATCTGCAACGGGTAGCTGGCTACCCGTTCTTTACTCTTGAGTAACGCGCCATAGAGCCAATCGATACTGGGTCCAGTGGCCTTCTCGAGCGCGGCCGGGGTGAGAAACAGGTCCGCCACCTCGGCGAACGGCACTGTGGCGTTAGGGCTGAATCGCGAGATCGCCGCCTTGGCGCCGTTGCGCATACCGGCTGGCGCGAGCTTCACCAGCTCGATCCACGCCTGGATGTCCGCGCCAGTCCAGTCCCGCTTGGCCAGTGTCAGGTACCGCAAAACCCGCTCGGCCGTGGTGGTGATGTTCTCGCCGGAGTGACCCAGTGGATTCCATCGACCCTCGGCCGGCCGGTAGGGATTGTGGAACGGCACCCCCTCCCGACGCAGGTTGTTGATCAGCGGGTCAAGCATGTAGTTGCAGGTGGTCAGCACCATGGCGGTGTGGCCGGCGTCCACGTCAGCGACCAACTTGGCCACCAGGCGCGGATCGGAGATCCGCAGCGGCAGCTTGTACGCCGCGCCGGTCACGGTTTCGCCGGTGTCGTGCTCGTAGGGAGCGCCGTGATCGTCAAAACGCTGCTCAGTGATCGTGCGGGGGGCATACGCCTTGTCGCGGCGTCGCGGGCCGAGTCGACGCACCCACTGCTCGGCCACCACCCGCACCGACTCCGGCACTCGGTAGGACTTGGTCAGCAGGTGGTCGGCGACACCCGGCCCGTGCAGGGTGAGTAGCGCCTCGGGGTCGCCGCCGCGCCATCGGTTGATCGCCTGGTCGTCGTCGAGGCCGAAAACCAACTTCCGCACACTGGAGTGTCGGCCCCACGCCAGCGCGAGCGCCATCTCCAGGGGGGTGAGATCCTGGGCCTCGTCGATCAGTACGAACTGCGGGTTGCCGGGCGGCGCCACGCCGTCCAAGGCCTGCTCAAGTGCGTGTTCGATCATATCCGTGAAGTCGATGGCGCCGGCTCCGCGTTTCCAGGCGTCCCAGCGTTCACCGAATTCGCGGACGTTGGGCGGCCAGTCCTCCCGATGAGCTTGAACGGCACGCAGCCGATCCATCGCCGCCAGTAGCTCGTCGCCGGTAGCCGCATACCGACCGTCGGTGACACCGTCGCCGGAGTCGGCGCTGGCCGCGCCAGATTTGCGAGTATCTGGGGTGACCCGCCATTCCGGCTCGACTTGCTCATTCCAGTCGCCGATCACTTTGCGGTCCAGGGCAACCGGCGGCCGGTCGAGTTGACGGAACGCGTGCGAGTGCAGCGTGCCAATGCATCGTGGGCTCGGCTTGGGTCCATCGCCGACGAATCGACTGCTCATCTCGTGAGCGGCAGTGAGGCTGAAGCTGGCCAATAGCATGGAATCTGGGCCATATTTGGCCACAGTAGACCTGACCCGTTTGGACAGATAGGTGGTCTTGCCGGTACCGGGCGGACCGAAAACTCGCTCAACGGCGCCGGGGTACTCCGGTTGATCGTCGGGGAGGGGGGAAGGTGGCACGGGTGCCTCGCCTCCTTGGGGCGCTCACTCCTACGTGGACGGTAGTTCAGGGTGCGAGCGTTGCTCCAGTGTCCGGCTGAGCCGGTGACGCTCGGTGGCCAAGTTGATCCCCGGCCGCATCGGCAGGCCGGTGACGTGGCGAAACAGCGGGCAGTGTGAGCGGAAGGAACATGTCCGACAGTGCTCACCACGCCTCGGCGGGTACAGGGCATCCACAGTGTCGGTGGTGAGTGCGGCGGCCTCCGCGCGAGCCTCTCGCGCATCGGCGACCAGCCGATCCAACAGGTACCGACTCGCATCCGGGTCGAGGGTTTCCACCTGCTCTCGGCGTGACCGAATGGAGTAGATCCCCACGGTGATCGTCGTGGCCCATGGCCAACGCCGCCGGGCCTCCCAGCCGTAAAGGGGCACCGCGGGGTCGGTGGTGGGTCGCCATGTCACCGCGCTGGACTTCCAGTCCCGCACGTGCACGCTGTTCTCACCGGTGCGCACCGCGTAGTCCAGCACGCCGTTGATCTGTTCGCCGTCGACGTTGACCGTGAAGGGCAGCTCAACTCCCAGTATCGCCGCGGGGTGTGGCGGTGGGATGGCGACCAGCGTCCAGTGCACCTCGCCGCAGGCGCGCATCGCCTCGGCGATCGAGAGGCGGGGGTAATCCGGATGCGTCATCATGGCGCGCTCGGCGGTCGGGTAGTACCGCGCCATCGCCGGCCGTGTCAAAGCGTCGGCCGGCGCGCCCGCGGC